GTGGGCAGTAACATCTACTTCACGGATGGTTCGGGTGATGCCTTTTACCTCAGCGGATCGACGCTTACGGGTGTAACCAACTCCAACGTAACCGCAGTTGGTGTGACTGGGGCAAGCATGGTCTACGATGATTATAGTAAGCGTGCCTACATAGTCATGGGTAACAAGGCGGGTCAGAACGTGCAGTACATAGACACGGTGTCAAATAACAGGTTTGGAGTAGACTACACATTCCCCGATACCCGGTATGGGTGCGTGGGTATCTTCAACCAGCGAGTGATATCGCTTGCGGGTGTAATCAACGGCGTAGTTGGTGGTAATGTATTTACACTGTCCACAGCCCAGAACTTCTGGATCAACGCCGGGTTCAGTTTGTTCAATTCCAAGGATTTGACCGACGCGAGGTTTGTTGGTACACGGAACCCCGGTAATCTCCCCACGATTGATACCGGTGTGTACTATGCCAACAAGAGTATCCCTATCTTAAACATATCAGAGTCGAGTAGCAGTAATGTCATGCAGATTGGAATAAATAGATCGAATATTTTTACATCCGTGGCAAACTCGACCCTGGAAAACAAGGGGATATTGTCAAATTGGTATGTGAATGTGAAGAACGCAGAGGGTGTCATCATAAACGAAAGTTGGCCAGGAACGGACTACAGTGGCAATTACGCCCAGGATGGCAATGGCAACGGTGCCATATGGGCGGCTGATGCTCTCAACGACAGTAGTTTGAATACCAACCTGTACGCGTCGAATGTAATATTCCAGAGTTCAATGAATACTTTCAATGAATATATGACATTTAATACGAGTAGTCCCCAGACGGGTAATACAAACCCGAGAGCAACCACGGTAACAACTAATGTGTTCACACAGAATGTAAATTATTCTAATATTACGGGTGTGAATAATTTGTTAAATTTTGCGGTTGAGGGCATGACCCCACTGACGTCATCAAATGACAGTGTGATAACTCTTACCAGTACATTGAATCCATTTACATCTGGTGATTTTAACGGGTATCCGTCCATTACAGCGGTTGCAGATACGGACAATACACCCACAACTCCATGGAATTTCACCAAGTCTGGTGGTGTGGTTACACCCCCTGGCAACCCACCGACCACCAGTAACCTCGTTGTGAATGACGTGTACAGACAGTACCTGCCATCGCTCATTGAGCGCGGTGGTCGTCTCGATAGTATGGACTTCTTCTACGGTGCCAGCAGATATGCCCCACCCGTTAGCACGGCAAGCTACAAGTACGGAGTGTTCAGGGGGGAGGGCATGCTCCAGAGGAAATTGACTCTTGCATCCTTCTCCGCATTGGGAACCACGGGAAATGCGGGTAACCACATAGAGGTGTACAAGTACTTTAGTAATGTGAGTAATACCTACGGGAGTGACCGTGGGTGGTACGACGAGATTGTACTGTCATTCGGAGAGAACACAACCGCGAGTGGCACAAAGGAGATTATCAACATTCGCCCGGGCTTTGGTACTGCCGCGGTATCCAACAGTTTGGTGACATCAAATGCCACGCAGCCAAATGACAAGATTACCATTACCTTCAGTAATTACAACGAAAACACTTTGGCAGTAACTGCAAATGTGATATACGAGAGCAGCGCCGTAACACGCACGGTGTCATCCGCGAAGACTATTAGTTTGTTACCAGCATATTTCAATATCCTGAGTGACCCCAGAACCAAGGCGGGCAATGTAACCGTGACATCAACATTCAACAGTGGGATTGTGAACAGTAATGTTGATTATGGGTCGCGACCCATATCGGGCGTTGGTGGCGAATTCTCGTCCAATCTGCTGGGGACGTGTCTGTCCTCATTCCGCAACACTGCCAATGTTGCACATACTCAGGAAAATGTATACGAGTCGGTGTTTCCGGTGAACATCAACATGAACAGATACCAACCAAACGGTGTCTATACGAACAAGGTCGGGCGTGCCATCATAGAGAAGGTCCAGTTCCAGATAGGAAGTCAGGAGATACAGTCTCTGGATGACCTGTGGTACATTATGAATGACGAAGTTTTTAGAACCCAGGATGAGAAGGATTCATTGAAATATCTCATCAACGGTGGCGTTGACTATCTTCCCACAAGTGCTAAGAATTTCGGGCCAATCGAGTTGTACATCCCCCTGGACCTGTTCTTCTGCAGGACCCAGAAGACGACAGCAACACACGTGGACCACACGCGAGTGTATGACCAACGGAAGTCAACCAACCCCTACCTGCCACTGTGTGCCCTCCACGGGCAGGACATTACGGTGAGTATAACATTTAGCCAGCAACAGTACTTTTCAAACACGTCAAGTGCCATAGACTTGAGTTATCTCGACACATTCCTGATCACGGAAGAGATCATGATTTCCCCGGAGGAACGCCGCTATCTCATGGAGACACCGCAGACGTGCTTGATTCAGAATGTCCAGAAGCTACCGGAACAGGTTTTCGAGTTTGTCGATTCGGAGCAGCGTTACGAAGGCATAGTATCCAGTTTCCCCTTAAAGACGCTCCACTGGCTGTTTAGAAGTACGCAGTTTGAGGACCCTACGTCCTCCGCGCAGTTCCTGCATCGCTACAATTTCAGTACAATTCTCTCCACCAACGAGCAGAACAGGTTGTATTTCGAAATCATGAAACGCGCAGACTTCTTCATAGATGGTGTCCCCCAGATAGAGAGATTTGGAAATTCTGATTTTTATAAATATTATCAGAGTTTAAATAGCTCCATTACATCCACCAGTAAAAATATTTATAGTTATTCGTTTGCGTTAGAGCCAGGCAAGGCCGACCCTACGGGGTCAGTCAACTTTGCTAACTCTTCGTCAAATAAGACATTCCTTTCCTTCCTCCTTGAAAGGAAGGCATCAAGTACTGCCTTTGAGTCTGTCGATACGGATAAAGGTGTGAGCATACACGCTTATGCGAATGGGTATCAGGTGTTAAAAATAGCAGATAATATTGCTACTCTTGAGTTTTTGTAAAAATAGATGACTTATTATTCTTGATATATTCAATGATATCATTCTCGATGCACCACTTAATGAAATTAAGTTGGGCGACAGTCGTGGTAATATCATTGAACTCAATGCGGTCCGTCCGGCAGAACGGGTCAAAGAGCTTCTTGCTGTAGCCGTCCAGGCTACTCTTATATGACATGTGGACAGTAAACGCCTTACCGTCCCTGGTATTGTACGATAGCTTCTTATTCTTACAATGATTGGTTACAAACCATTCGATGTTTCGGAGAGAAACACCGTCTTTCTTATTGAGCACAGAGAGTAGTGTAGCGGCATTCTCGTTGCGGTTATAAAAGGTGGTAAGACTCGTCAGTAGAGTGGTCTCCTTACTCATTTATATTAACAGGCGTTCAACCTCTAAGTAAATATATTGCGCCCGTCGATATTCTGTACTTTAGGTCTGCGCATCTTTAGCCTGCGGTCCAACTCCTCTTCCTCCTTCTTATGCTGCTTCTGGTGGTGGCCACAGAAACCGTTACTCCTGCACTTCATACGACATGGCATACCTGTACTCGGATAGGTCCCCCTGCAGCGCCCGGTCGTAAACAAACTCGGGTTCACAATGGGAGAACTCTTCACAATGTCCCTGTAGGTGTGCGCGGACAGGTTATTTGCCGTCTGGTACGCCATAGCACCTTTCAACACCTGTGATTGGTACCACCGGTCCATCCATGCGTTTGCATAAGCCTGAGCGTCTTCCTTTGGTATATTGAAAAAACTTTCAATCGGTGGGAGATTCATTCTTCATATAATTATTTCGTCTCATGTCCTTAACTTTGCGAAAATATCACTAATCTTGCGACAATCCTTGGCAATATCCTTCTTTTTGGACTTTTTGGGTGGCATCATACACGTAAATATGTCAGCACCCTTGACCAGGGGGTCAAGCAGATCTTCAATTGGTTTCTTCAACTGGTTCGTGAAGTAATACTGGAAATCAAGCTCAACGGAAGGTGTCACCTTAACATATTCAGGATCCTCGGCCTTGTCAAACATCTTAGCCTGTGGGTTATCCGTCTTAACAAGCACAAACGGAACCCTATCACCCGGATGCGGGTGGGAACCAGGCGAGCGCTCGTTTATCTTCTCCAGCACCCGGATATGTGGCTGTGCAGGAATATACTGCTTTTCGCCATTCACCATCTTACTGTATTCCCAGTCATTGATGGGACCCACGGGAATCTTATCCTTAATTTCCTGTGGTGGACGCATATCCATCATAGTCTTCGGGGTAGCATTCGGCGGCACAAACGTATTCTGGGAAAGACGCACCTTGTACCGGTCGGCAAGCGACTTAGACATAATCAGTTTCTCCATGGGGACTTCGCCGTCAACCAATTGCTGAGCCCGGTCCTTTGCGCGGATGATGGCAGGCTTGGGGTCATTCGACTCCAGGATAAGGTCCAATACCTCCTTGCAGACCTCGCGGGTGTAGGGAGTGTTATCACGCCGCACCAACTGCAGACCCTTGACATCAATCTTCTCCATCTCCATCGCACCCTGACGATTACGGGTCCACATCTTTGCCGCATACCGCTTCTTGGAATACAGAATATACGGACAATACACTTTCTCAAGTTCCAGGTCATTGGGCTTCTTGAAAAGACCGTTACACAATTCCGCAGCCTTCTCACCAATCTGCCAGCTATGCTCAATCGCCTCGTCAGTAGTCATACCCTTGCAGTCAAACTGAATCATGACGGAATCCGTATCTCCATACCGTACAACGGCACCCGGGAAGTTGTCCTCAACACACTCCTTAGTCATACTAATCATGTTTCTGCCCTGGCACGTGGTGCTCGCGGCAATAGGAACACAAGGCAGAATACCCTTACGGGCTCCGGTGAAACCGTAAATACTATTCATTGATATCTTATATGCCAACTGCTGACCGTTATACACTTCCTCCATATGCGTACCACGATGCTCAGCCATCAATTTCTTAGCCTTCTTACGGAACTCTTTCAGTTCCTGCAGAATCACGGGTAACAAGGAGGGCACGTCCTGTGCAAACCGGTGGACGGTCTCCTTCCCGTCCTGGTTTTTGATGGTGAAATCCTCATAGGTGACACCAGGGATATTGTTATACCGTGGTTCCATCACCAGCGAAGAATAACACATGTTGTGTGCCACCATAATACTCGGATACAGGGACGCGAAATCCAGGGCCGTGATGGGCTCATAGTATGCTCCGATGTGAGCCTCAAGGACCGTAGCACCCTCGTACTTCTCATCCGGGTCGGCCATCATTCTGATCTCATCTTTAGACTTTTCAGGATGCTCCTTCGCGAGTCTATTCATCAGTGCATAGTCAATCTTCTTCTGGATGGTTGGGACAAGAAACCCCAGGTCTCTGGCCTTGCGCATAATCTGGCTGTACACCTTAATCTGCTGACCGCGCTCAGACAGATAACTCAGTGGAACCCAGGTGGCTTTGGCCATCTCCAGGAGATTTGTGAATATGCACAACTTGTCAATCAACCGGTGGGGTAGAAGGGTATCCTTCAAACAGTACTCTGCCACCTCCCCGAGTTCCTTGGGGTCACCACGAGCGAATCGCGCAAACATCTCCTTAGCAGGCATGTCAATCTTCTGATCACCGAGGAAGGTCTTCGAGACATTGTTCAGTGAATACGAGTCAAGCTTCTTCTCACGCTTGATTTCGTGGAACAAATCGAAGATGTACCGGCCGTTCATGGGAAGTAGGGTGAGCGTGTTGTCGCCAAGGGCGCCACTCGATAACCTCTTCTCCATCAATGAACAATTCTCAGTGCGCAGACGACCAAGCTGATAGAACTTGTACGAGCACCGGACATCTGGGTGTGCAGCCCTAGTATAGATGTACTTCAAATCAAACCCAAAGATGTTATACCCCGTCAATGCGTCCGGGTCAACTTCACGGACATGCTCGGCAAATGCCTCCAGCATCTCCCGCTCCGTATCAAATGAAATTATATCATCACCACCTTCGGTCTGCTTGTAACAAAAACACTTCTTACTGATAATTTCATCCGACCCGTGGCATCTGGTCGTGCATGCAACCTGGAACATTTCATCCTTGGCAATATTGGGGTCGGGAAACTTACCGGTACTGCTGGTACACTCAATATCAAAGGACATTATCTTCAGCGGCGCAATATCATCCCTGTCAACGGGCACAATTGTCTTCCAATCATCGACCGCAATATCAATATCACAACGACTCACGTTGTTGGGATTGCCAACAGCCTTCATCCATCCAGTAGATTTGATATTGGTCCGGTGCATCAAACGAAGAAATGGTTCAATGTTGGCCTCGTAAATCTTGAGATTAGCCCGTTTCAGGGCGTATGAACAGTTCTTCATATCCTTGAGTGTATTGAAGTTGAACTTCAGAAAATAAAACTCCTTGTTATTCTGGAAACCCCACAAATCCTTCTTCTTCATGAGTTGTATTTTGGTCGCCAACCCACCATGTTCCTCCTTAATCCTTCCTTTTTGTGAGATATCATCAAGTTTCACAAAAAAGTAGGGGTCGAATGGGGTCGTCAGGCATACTGACTTGCCATCCTCGGTTCTGCCAAAAATATGCACGTTATACTGTTCTTCACCATCACGTGCCTCCCACGCAACTGCTTGGAAAGTTGTAGCCATTATTCTTATTATTTATATGTTTGAAATGTTTAATTATTCTTCTCCTCGTCAGAGGCAATATCTGCCCATCTGTCAGATGTAGTCACACCAGTGGAACCAAAACCACAGTCACCCCGTGCGGTATTGGCAACACTGTCAACCTCGGTAACGTCAGGGGTCAGGCACTGCTCAAGAATAAGCTGAGCGATTCTATACCCCGGCTTAACCGTGTACTTCCGACGGTCGTGGTTGAAAAGAACAACCTTGACCTCGCCTGTATAGTCAGGGTCAACTACACCAGCGCCGACCTGTAGACCGAACTTTACAGCAAGACCCGACCGTGGTGCAATGCGAGCGTAACAACCCCCAGGTATGGAGAGGGACAGTCCGGTTCTGATGACATGCCGTCGGCCGGGGAGGATGGTACACTCTTCGTCCGCGCACAGGTCGTAACCAGCCGCATTCGCAGAGCCACGCGTAGGTAAAATCGCAGTGTTACTAAGACGCTTAACACACAGAGACATTCTGTATAGATATCATCGCAACCCTTTATACGTGTAAATATCTCGAAGATATGATATTGCAGTTTTTTCAGATGAAAACCACTTGAATGGGTTATTCTGTCCGCCAGCGATAACACTCCCATGTATTGTAGTTATACCCGCACCATATTTCGACCAAAACGAATGGTCAACTTCCTCCATTTTTATCATCTTCAGGACAGTCGATGCCTCTACTATATTGGCAAATGCGATACCGTAAAAGGTTACAATACCGGTATCCACATTCAACTTGCCCATATGGTCAAGGAATGATGCTGGGTGGCTTGTAACGATAGTCATCAAGTGGCAACCTCTTAATAATAGATGGGATTTTTGTTTTTATGTAAAATAACACAAGGCATACTGCATCGGCAATATCATGCTTTCGCTCAACGGTCTGGAAATCATATATATGTCCAATATATTCCGTGGCCACACCAACGGTCTTTTCCTTGCGCTGTTCATAATCATAATGAGAAATGTGAAAATGCTTGTGCATAGAGTTTGGGGAAATAAGTATAGTCTTATTCCTGAACGCACTCATCAAGAGTGCCTCTATGTCTTTCAGACCCATGGGCGGCTGGCGCTCTATGAGTATCTTGTCTGCCTCGTCAAACATCGACTGGTACTCCTGTATGAAATGCGCCACACGGTCACATGTCTCATTTGTATGTGGAATCTTACACTCCATGGGTTCTATTCTATGATGAATAATATGTGCAATATTCTTCTTGAACGCATGGGTAAACGTGGGTTTGTTCTCATCATCAAGAACACATCGTGTGATACCCATGTTCACATGACCTACATCAATCCCAATTAATATCATAAATATTTAAGAAATTATAACTTTATACTTATTTCGAAAAATTCTACTATTTAAAAATTCAGCAGCTTCCTCCATGGATTTACATTGATACAATAACCACCTTGACCAAAACCACTCCATGTGCATACCCGTCACGCCCCACCGTTCCTCGGTACTTGTCATAAAAGATGACCCTATGCCCCCATGGCGTCTCAGATAGTTGACACGACGCACTTCATCCTTGTGTGTCGTATAATCATCGATAAATTTATAACCAAATTTAACTTTCTTATTACCTGGCAAATATACCTGCCACTTCTTATGCACATCGGAAGCAGGAGATATTCGTATTTCGAGGTTCATCTTATGTATATAATGAATAAATTGTTTAATATATTATACCCTGTCTTCCCAAGATGATAAAGCACACCCATCAGCAAAGTTCAATTTCTCTGCGTTTAAGGAAAAATCACACGGGCGCAGGATGCTCCAGTCCGTGCCACTGTCCAGCACGCCGCACTGCGCATAGATATACCCCACCAACGCGCTGCACCAGAACCTGTCTGTTTTCTGAGCGTGGGGGTCGTGCTGTATGAGGGCCTCCACCCAGTCAAGGGGCACGATGTCATATGGCTTGCCATACACTACGTCATGCACCTTCTTGAGATTCTCCTGCGAGAAGTGCGATTTGTCGCAGTGCATGGCGCGACGGAGCGCAACACCCTTGCCCTTGTACGACTTCAGTATCTCGTCCAGGGGTGTAATCTGCACCCCCAACTTAATCTTCCCATCCTGTGGATCCGGTAACCCCTCCCAACTGGATTCCCACACATACGTCCCCTTCAGGTGCGGATGCAGGAACGTAGGGTCTTTCAACACCATCGCAACATGGGTGTAGTTGCTGTGGGTCCCCCACTTCACAAGCGACGACAACCAATTTCCCGTTCCGTTGAAAAGCAGCAGATCCCCAGTCTTCATACAATGTGGTTAGAATTAAATATGCTCTGTGGGTAAGTTCTTACATATATTAGGGTTATTATCTCTGTCATAATACATGTACCATACTTGAATTGGATACTGCGGCGTCGATGAACTAGCGCGTAAGATGGCGTCTCGCAGGGGAGGAAGGCGTTCGTCCAGTGACGACTTATGAGTTCTGCTGCGGTCGGGGTTCCACATAATAACCACGAGGGATTTCCCTCCCGTCTCATCGAATATATCGGATATTCGTTTCTCCTCGCAACTGTATGCCTTCCCCGAATGCTGGTTCTCCTGGCACTCAACTTGTATCCACACGTCTGTACCGGCATAGAGCGCGTCGGGTCTGTATGAAGTACATGCCTCTCCACCTATGCGCCGGTCGAGCCGTTGGAGCCAGGGCAGGACGTCGGCCAGGGCGGGGTCCTTCAGTAGAAACTCCCGCATACGCAATTCCTTGCGCGTCTTACACCCGGTGATTTTTTTGAAACATTTCCTACATACCTCCATTGAACCGTGTTCGGTAACCACTTCGATAACAACCCCACACGCTCCCACACAACACTCACAAACAAACTCCCCAACGTCATGTACACTTGCCATGTGCGCCCTGAAGTTGACCGCTTGCTTGAACTTATCATCACATTCTGGGTCGGTGCACGGGTGCCAGATGACCCCAACGTCATGTTTATCTGACATGTGCTGCTTGAGGTGGCCCGCTCGCTTGAACTTATCATTACATCCTGGATGGATGCACGGGTACCAGATGACATCAACGTCATGTTTAGCTGACATGTGCACCTTGAGGGTGCCCGGTTGCTTGAACTTATCATTACATCCTGGATGGGTGCACGGGTGCCAGATGACATCAACGTCATGTTTATTTGACATGTGCGTATTGAGGTGGCTCGCTCGCTTGAACTTATCATTACATCCTGGGTGGGTGCACGGGTACCAGATGACATCAACGTTATGTTTAGCTGCCATGTGCTTCTTGAGG